GGTCGTGTCTACGTCAAGGCTACTGCTAGCTTGGCTGACAATGATACCGAACTCGCTGTCTCCGCTACTGGATTCGCTCGTGAGGCTGAGACCAAGAAGGGTATGGACGATGCACAGATTACTGGCTCCGCTAGTTCCTATGCACGTAAGTACGCCCTCAATGGCCTCTTCGCTATTGACGATACCAAGGATGCGGACGCAACCAATGACCACGGCAAACGTGCGCCGAAGCCAAGCGAGGCGGCAATGGAGAAAGCCCAGCGTCAGCGTGATGCCCAACAAGCAGGATTCTAACCCCCTAACCCAACAATATCATTATGTTTAATTCAACTAAAGAACTTCGCGATGAACTTGATTCAGCCCAATCCGTCATTATGGACATCGGGCATCAGCTTAATTTATTCAAGCGTGAGATGCGAGCCGAGGTTGCCCACCTTGAGTCAGCCCTTAAGAAAGCGCAGTGCGTACCACCGATTGTTTCGCGAGTCGAACTGGATACGCAGATGTATGACGACATTAAGTACCTCAAGGACAGATACGAAATCCTCGACCAATGGGATTCCCGAACTCGCGATAAGTTCAGAGTCATAGAGAATCACCTTGGCATTCGCATCGAGAACGGAATGCACGTAGTCGATGACCCAAGCGAAGAGGATTAATTCTAACCCAACAATAACCAATAACCCAATAACCAAATAATAATATGGCTGAATCCTACGATAACACAAACAGCGGTACATTCTTCATCAATGACCGCAAAGAAAAAGAAACACACCCTGACTACAATGGCAAAATCAATGTAGAGGGTAAAGAGTATTACCTAAAGGGATGGAAGAAGACCGCAAAGAGCGGACTCAACTTCATGTCCCTTGCTGTTAACCCCGTTGACGGAGCGCGTTCCAGTTCGCCGAAAGAGGCAACTGCCGCAGTCAATGACCCAGAACCGTTCTAATGTCTGACGTATCTAGATTCGACAAGGATTGGTGGGAGCATTTCCGCACTATGGAAATCCAGCACATACTGGAGCTTACCGCCAAGAAGAACTCCGATTACACTGGTGGCGATACCTGCGATAACCCCTTCGCTAACTTCGACAAAAGCACCGAGTTCGGCGTTCATCCCTTGACAGGAATCTGCATCAGAATGCAGGACAAATTCCAGAGAGCTAAGGCTTTCTGTGCGGACGGCTCGCTCTCGGTTACGACCCAGGGCGACCAGTCCAAGGACATCTTCCGCGACCTGATTGGCTACTCCTTGATAGCCATAGGGATGCTGGAACGGGAAGATAACCCGTAAGTCCTAATGGTAGACTACTTGGCCCTTCGCAATTCGGCGGGGGGTTCAAGTAATCTCAACACATATGCAAATAAATATAATGAACTCACTACAAGACGCTACAAAGACAACCCTTTCAATCCACGAAGCGATTGATACCCGCCGACTTCCAGAGGAGGTTCGCATCAAACACAATGCGGTCAGTCAGTGCCTACGTTCATTAGTTGAAATACTTGACAATGAACTACGAGCATCCGAACCAACCCCATAGTGTAGAGGCCGAACGCCGACTACTTGCCACCTGTATTGATGATGGCATCCGCGAAGAAAATACTGTTCTGCTTGACGATGTAAGTGCTATCGTTGAGGCAGAGGATTTCTACGTGTACAAGCACAAGCTTCTGTTCGAGGCTTTGCAGTCCCTAGCCAATGACAGCCAGCCCCTCAATGAGGTCAGCATCTATGAGCGTTTAAAGACCTCTGGTGTAACTGATGAGGTCGGCGGTCTTCCTGGGTTACTCAACATCATGGACGAGGTTTCCACGGGCCTACAAGCTCGGTTCTTCGCCAAGACGGTTGCTGAGAAGTCCAGGCTTCGCGCACTCATGCGCTCCTGCCGTACTGCGGCGGAGCAGGCTGAGAAGGAGACTACTGGCTACGATGAGATTCGTGCTGAACTGGAGGCTGACATCACAGCTAAACCTAAACTCGGCATTGATACCGCCAAGATTAGTACCAGCACAGAGGAACTCAAGAAGGAGATTCAACTGATGAAGGACGGGGAGTTCACCCCTGATGTCATTCGTACTCACATCGGTCGGCTGGATTGGTTCCTTGGAAACGGCGGCATCGCTGCTGGCGAGGTACTGACACTGGCCGCACCAACGTCCTGCGGTAAGTCCGCATGGGCCTTGTTCGTTGCACTGAACGCAGTCAAGAAGGAAGAGAAGGCAACCGCCATCTTCTCTCTTGAGATGCCACAGAAGCAACTGACTAAGCGCATGACGCAGATTGTTTCAGGGGTCAACCTTCGGAACGTACAGGACAGAAACGTAACGGACATAGAGAGCAAGCGTGTCGATGATGCTATTGATGAACTCGGCGAGATGCCGATTTACTCATCGCATAGTGTCAAGAGCGCGGATGACCTAGTAAGTCAGGCTCGCTCATTCGTTAACAACAACGGGGTCAAGCTGGTAATTGTTGATTACCTTCAGTTGATTCCGTTTAACTCAAATAAGATGGGTAAGTCCGAGGGCATCGCTAACATCTCTCACAAGATTAAGCAGATGGCTCTGGACCTTAACGTGGCTGTAATCCTATTGGCTCAGGTCAATCGGGAGGGCGCAAAGCGTGGCGGTCTAGAACTGTATGACCTCAAGGATTCAGGTGACATTGAGAATGATGCCGATGTGGTATTGCTCATGTGGCCTTCTAACGGGGACGTTGAGTCCTCCAAGGACAGTGACCACTCAGGACACTACACTAACCTCTTATACAAACTAGCAAAGAATCGTGAGGGCGAGCGAGGAATCGGTTGCTTCTTTAAATTCTATCACGGAACAGGGAGATTCAAATAATTATGATACAAGCAAAAACAAAATCAAAGACAATCCAGGTACACGGGGTTCCCGTTACCTGTCACTCGGACGGCAGCGTTACCCTCGTCGACAATCGCACGGGGAAACCTCGGCGTTCATTCGGCGCAAACGTCAAGGGATACAGGATGAGGATGGTTAGGGAAAAGATGAGACCTGTTCATCGCTTGATTGCTATAGCCTTCCACGGAAAGCCCCAGGATGGGATGGAAGCTGACCACATTAATGGGAACAGGGCCGACAATAGACCAGAAAATCTGCGATGGGCTAGTCAATCACAGAACCTTCGGGGCGCAAGGCGTGTTCATGGCGCACTAAAGTACAGAGGGGTTGACTCGAACAAGAGGAGATATAGGGCCAGAGTGCTTGGCAAGCACATTGGTTCATTCGGTACTGAAATCGAAGCCGCTGAACGCTTTGATGATGTCGCTTTCTACCAGCATGACTTCCCGCTTGAGGGGCTGAATTTTCCTCAGCGAATACTTGACAAGATGGCTCAGGATGATACAGATAATAGCATGATTGATTCATCAGAAAATGCCGAACGCATCCAGACTCAAATCGAAATGATTCGCCAAGAGAGCCGTATTCTTTCGTACCGCATTGAGCGTATGATGGAGCAGCGCAAGGCACTCTCCGAAGAGAAGCGTAAACTCAAGACACAGCTTGAAATGCTTAGTGTATAATATTTCCGAGGTAAGCCCTGTGAGTAATCCTGGGCAAGGGGGTTAGTATTTCCTCCTATTTAACTCCTCGTTTTCATGTAGTGTATATCATGTAGTGTATAGTAGCCTCGTCCTCCGTTTGGGGGGCGGGGCTTTTTACTAGTAACCCCTTTGCTTGATAGCAATAGCCTCAAGGACGGACTTCGTAGCAATACCCTTGCGTTGGTATTCTCGCATCAAGGCACGGTTCTTATCAGCACCAACAGACAGAAGATAATCAACGCGCTTATCAACATCAAGACCAGCAATCAATTTTTCACGACCACTCAGGTTGCGACTCTCGATTGATTTGAGGCGTTTGTGATGCTGAACAAGTCGCTTATAAAGGCCTGGGTCGGACTTGCGGATACCTTTCATTGCGTCCAGCTTTTCCTTGGTTGTAGTCCCAGGAATCTCGTCATATATCTCCGAGGTTCTCAGCTTCTTGGTTCGGGGCATATCCGTGTAAGTACCGTCAACCACATCTAGTATATCGGAACCCGACATTCCAGCATCCTTCATCATCTGGATGCGTTCGTCCTCGGTGTACTTCCATGTACCACCACCAAGGTTCTCGTAGTGCTGACGGATAACATCGAACTGACTGCGGCGAGCAGCGTTCATTTCCTCATAAACAGCCTCCAGTTGGCTGGGGGTCAGGTCCTTGTAGTCACGGGCTGATGAGAATCGACCCGAAGCGTCACGCATCGCATTATTAGCGGAGCGCATCTTCAGTTTTCCACTACGTTCAGCGTCCCAAGCATTATAACGGAAACCCATCAAGCGCATCAATAGCTGTTGCTCATCTACGTCACCGACATCTTGTAATGCACGTTCCCACTTGTCGATTTCGCGCATACCGCCTGGCTCAAGAACGTCCTCCCAGAATACCTTAGCCTTGTCCTTGAGTTGCTGGAGCTTATCTGCGCTAAGGCTGACTTCTTTGCCGTTCTCATCGAACCCAAGAACAATCTTTGCAGCCGCTTGGAACACAAACGTACCTTCTCCCATTAGCTCTTCGGTGAGATATTCTATGACTGAACCGAAGTCCTTGTTGCGTAACCCAGCATAGAAGGCATTGGTCCCTGTTAATTCTGGTACAAGGTAACTTGGGTTGAAGTAAACGCCCTTGCGACCACTGGCATCAGGGATGATTACTAGTTGTTTCTTGGAATCCCAATTCGGCGCAATAGTCTCACCGAACTCCTTCTGGGCTTCCATACCAAGTCCTTGGGATTGGTTTATTTCATTGAAGACGTAAGCACTACCACCAGCCACAGCAGCTAGGGACGCCGCCCTCTTGCCACCTTGTAGTCGCATTGCTGCTATGTCAGCCGTTGATGGGTCCAGGCCGATGTCACGCCCGAATGTGCCATTAAGCATCTTGGTGGCGTACCGACCCTGGTTGTACATATTCCTTAGTTTCTCGGCGGTGAAGGTAACGAACGGATTAGCTAGACCAACGCGGGAAAGATACTTGACCGCTCCCGAAACCTTGTCGTATTGCTGGTACGTATCATTGGTAAGTCGAGCAGCGGCAGCTTCAATTTGTTCTTGTGTAGCATCGGGATACATCTTCCGTAACTGCTTCTGGTTTCCCTTCCATACCACGTATCGGAACGCAATATCGGGGGCTGAGTACAATTTGCTAGGAACTTCAAGAAATAAGTCACTTCCCTTTTGTGATATGCTGCGCTTGAAACTGTCACGAACATCGGACGCAAGGACGCCCTGAGTGTTCAGTCCGTACTGCGCCATCTTCTCAATGTCATCAAGGAAGGCTCTAGATGATGCGGTATCCTTGCCACCCAATATATCGCGCAAAGGCCCGAACTCCGACAATGCTAGCTTAATGCCTCGAATTACATCGCCAGTTGGCATAATGCCCGACGAGAGGGCCGCAGCAATATTACCATATACCTGCACTGGATACGCAATGGGACTAAGGACAACCTTGGTTGCCTTGGAGAAACCAACCAATGAATTATATAACTCACCAAGAACACGGGCCACGGGTTGATTGCTTTTCTCGACAGTATCGCCCATACGCAAGCGGGTTACTGCGCTAACAATCTCTGGCTCCGCGTAAATACCAGATGCCCCCTTAGTGGTTGATAGAGGTACTTCTACCTGCGTAGGTGTCCTACGACCACGGCTAGCCAGTCCAGTTTCGAGCATAGTTCGGTTAATAGCTATGTCCTGATTCTGTGCGGCTACTAAGCGTGACACCCTGGAGAGTGTTCCAAATATCTTTTCTCCTGGCTCGACAATCTCACCAAGGTATTTGCGTTCCTCTGGACCAATCTTGCGCTTACTCTTAAGGACACCATCAAATGCACGAGGTACGTGTCCACCCGACCTTGCGAGTCTAACACGGGCTGACTTGCTTTCGAGGTCATCAAGTTGATTCTTGGCCATCTCCAATGCTCGGTCCATAGTCATGGTTCCAGCCTCGGACGACATCATAATACCCGTAGCGATTTCCTGCTCGGCTTTTGCTCGTTGTGCAACAGATGGTTGGTACTTCCTGTCCGTGAACATTCTGTACTCACGGCTGACGTAGCTCTTCTCTTCGATGGAGTTCTTAATCGTGCTAATCAAGTCTTCCCGTGTAGCCTGCGGCAAGGATTGAATGGTTTCGTCATCAAGATTCTCAATCAGTAACTTCTGTAAAGGCTCCAACGTATCACGGAACTTCTCAAGCTCATTGCGAATAGGTTCCAGCGATGGGTCCATCTCGCCGCCATCGAGAAATGCGTTGACCTTCTTCTCGGTATCGGGGTCCTTCTTTATGAGCTTGTCCACCTTTCGGCGAACGATTGCTCCAGTCTTCTCAGCCGCACGAACCATATTACGGGCGTCATCAATATTGAAGACAATATCCTTCCCTGCAATGGTCGATGGCGACAGGGCAGAGATGAGGTTAATGGTAGCACGCATGATTGGGTTCGTGCTTGTTTTGTAAGTCTCAATGCGCTTGGATGCGTTAGCTGTGTCAATGGCCTTACGCTGAACTATCTTATCAGCAACCTCAGCCTTGGCTGCATTGAACTCAACCGTCTCCTTGACGATTCCTGGCGTGGGTGTCTTAGGGGCGGGGGTAGCTTCTGGGGCTTCCTTAATCATCGGCATCCATTGGAGTTCCTGGTACTCAATCGTACCATCGGATACCATCTCAAGGACTTCGGTAGCCGTCTTACCTTCGGTCTTCTTCAGTAAGGATTTAGGTACATTGGATAAACCAGCACCGCCGAATCCTCCAACGATACCTGATAATAGTTCGGTAGCAAAGCGACCACCTGGGCTTAGGTCATATACCTCGCCAACCGCACGACCAGCCCCAGCACCAACGGCAGCACCAGCCTCAATAGCCAGTAACCGTCCAGTATTCTGAGCCGCTTCATTAACGAATTGCTCCGAAACCTCACGAAGGAGTTTTGTTCCCTTGCTTCCTAGTCTAGCGGCTGACAAGGCCTGTGTTCCACGGAGTAGTTTTGTACCCCTGGCTCCTGCTTGAGTAGCAGCCAGAATTTGTGCGCCTTTGATTTGCGGGATGAGGAATGTAGCGGCCTCCGCACCAGTTTGCCCAACGTAGCCGTAAGGAGTTCGTGGTTCTTCATCCAGGACTACCTGACCTGGAAGTAAATTCATAGTATCCCGAAAGGTTTCTTTCCAGTCCTCCGTGTACTCGTAATCCTTTCCAGTAATCTTACTAGCCACTTTTGTTATACCCGCCCCAAGGGCATTGAGAGCAGAACCAGCCATGTTGGCCATCTGGTTGTTGAACTGGTTGGCGATATCAAAAGCAGCTTGGTCCACGTTCTGGACAAAGGTTAAGTCCTCGTCATAGAGCTTGAGTTTACGCTCCGCTTGTTCGGGGTACGGGACTTCTGTAATGTAAGGCTCGCGCTCAACGCCACCCGCTTGCGTATAGAGTTCATCTACGTCAACCTGCTCTACCCCGTCAGCATCAGCAGCCAGGGATTCCCTGTACTCAGGGTATTTATCAAGAACCTTTGATATTAGTTCCGAATTATCGACACCCTGGTATTGAGGATACTTCTCCTTAATACGAAGGGCAAGCTCCTCTTCCGTATATGCCATGAGTCATTATACCCCAGGGGGTAACATTATAAGCCCAAATTAAGCGGGTCAGGGGTAGGTGCTGGGTCGGCTGGCTTTTTGTCTGGTATCGGTTCAGCACCCTCAAAGAGTTCTGAGGCGGGGATGGGCTGGCCAGTTATTTTGTCAATCATTCCAAGTGAGGTTGTAATGTTCTGGGCCTCCCTCGTCTTACCTTGTCGGAATAAATCCTGAGCCTTTTCATACTGCTCCAGGAAATTTTGTTGTTCCAGAACCTTAGTAGGGACACGTTCAGTCACCTGGCGAGGTATCTGACCTTTGAATAATCCATCTTGTGAAATGATACCCTCTGGGCTAATCTTAATCTCACCTGGTCCAGACATCTCATCAATTAACCGAAGTGTGCCAGCAAGGTTTTGACCACCTAGTTCGGTATAGGCTTGCATGAAGTCCTGCTTATTCACCTTTCCTGTACCAGCTTCCGTACTGACACCTACTGCTTGATTTACAATGTTACGTTCACGCTCAATTCCAGCGTAATTCATAATCAAAGCCGCCGTATTCGGGTCCTTGGCAAAAGATTTAGCCATCTTTTCGCCTTCTTCCGCGCCGAACTGCCCCGTAGTAAATGGCAGGATGGCTTCGTATCGAAGCTTTCTATCCTCTGCATTCTGCTTGTCAACCTGGTACTTGGTCACTGCTTTACCAATGTCCTCACCCAGGCTAGCCAATGCTTGACCAGTAATCATACCAGCCTTAGCGAATCCGCTTACGTCTGCTCTGCCCAGTTCTGGGCGTACTTGTGTTCCTACTTGAAATGCCATGTTACTTAATTTTGGTATCCATCCATTTGCGGATGATTGATTTGAGTCCAGGTTTGTTGGAAATGAACTTAGCGAAGCGTTCCCCGAATTTTAGATACAGATTACGGAACCATGCGGGTGCATCATTCAGCATCCACTCACGGAACTGTAACCACTTCGGATTCTCTACGCCGTAGACCTCACGGGCTACCCAGCAAGCCAACATGACTGGAGCCGCAGCAGCACCTATTTTACCAATAGCGCCCATTAATCCAGCACTACGCGCAGCACTAGCTTGTGCCTGTGCGCCCTGGAACTCAATGTCCTGTGCGCGTTGTTGCATTGCCATATTGATACCCACGTTGGGGTCAAAGAGCTGAGGTCCCATTGGCTGTCCAGCGAGTCCAGTTGCCTGTCCAAGGGTCTGTCCACCTAGTCCAATAGCGGAAGAGGGGCGACCCAAGAGGGTCATACCAATGTCCCCAGCGATTGCTCGCTGTTGGCCGAATGCACCAGCACCAGCCTGACGAGCCTCCTGACGGAGACCAGCACGGAATTGTTCACGACCAAGGACCTCAGCCGCGGCGGCACTTTCATCGCCAATACGACCACTGGCCAGGCTTGCCTGTCTAGCGGCCTGCTGTGCGATTCTACGGCGTTCTGGGGATAGTTCACCCTCAGCCTCGCCAAAGAGACGAAGGGCCTGCTGCTGGGCAGCGTCAGCCAATGCTGTGCTGTATGGGTCCGCTTCACGGTAAGCCTCAACAATACGAGGGGCAAAGCCTTCGATTGCCCGAACATCCGCTTCACGCTGAATACCTAGCTGTTCGCGTTGCAGTTCGCCTGCTCGCATTGCCTGTTCCTCAAGCAAATCAAACACACCAGGAGTAGCCTCCTGGGTTCGCGTTGGGGAAAGTTGGGAAAGCCCCCTTGTAGCAGCATCAAGCTCGGCCTGTATTTTTTTGTATTCAGGGTTTTCCACCTCGTAGGGAGCGCGGTAAAGCCCACGTCTATGGCCCTGTTTGCCTGACTTATACTTGACTAGTTGCGCTGGAGTGCTTTGTAGCTTTTGCTCTAGCTCCTGAACTTTTGCTGCCTGAGCAGCGTATTCGGGGTCCCCGTATTCACCCGCGGGTAGACCACGAGCAAAGGTAGCAATGTCCTGTAACTCCAGTGCTGCATAGCGAGGACGGTATTGTTCCTCCGCGCCAATGAGTCGCTCCTGTAATCGGGGGTCAGTGACACCCTGGTAGCCAGAGAACCCTTGGCCGAATAAATATTCACCCATTGACTTTCCTGGGTCAATCGGTGGTGGTGCTGCTGGTGCGCGTCCTTTGCCTCCCATAATAATTCCTTATTTTGCTTTTAAGATTTTTGAAAATAGTTTAGTAGTGTATTCAACACGAGTCGGATTACCTTGGCGATAGCGAACTCCAAGGAGTTTCTTCGTAAGGCAATCAGGTTCGCGTTCAATAAATTTCAATAGCATTTGTTTCCACGCCGATGTGCTGGATGCGTACAAGAACGCCATGAATATAGCGTCACCGTCAGGGGCATCCTCATTCCAGTTATATACAAAGCTCCACCCGTCATCAGCATCGCAATTATACCACATGAAAACCCCCTGAATGTCGGCCTCATCATCGGACATAACAACAAGCGTTCCCTTGGCTTGGTGATACGCAATGAGACTACGCAGGGCTTCATCCTCCCAGCCGTCAAGCACCTTGCCGTTTTCGTGTTCCTTGCAGTAAGCTACTACCTTATCCACGAACGAAACAAAGTGTGGCTGATTCCCTGAGTGAAGGGCAGCTACGGCTGAGTTAAGGACTGGATTATCGACTTCCATTAGTATCCGATGGCTTGCCAGTGGTAAACAGCATTACTAGCAGGGTTACAAGCTATTTGTGTTGTGCTAAAAGAAGTGACCCCTAAATTTGCAGTGTAATCCGCACCCACAGCACCCCCCTGAATATTTATAACAGCATTCGGAAAAGGTGTTGCAAAAGTAATTGTGCCTCCCGCTGCACTCAGGGACGCTATACCCCATTTCATAATCAATCCATTAGGAAAGGTTACACTTTCTCCACCAGCATACGTGCTTGGCGTAAAGTTAGGTGCGGAATCCACATAAGCCTTAATGCTTTGCTGGGTAGCGAGAGCGGTCGCGCTGTCCGATACCATATCGTCCTCGTCCAGAACGCTGACTTCTTGTGGGGAAGTAGCCGAACCAGAGGTATTGCCAAGCACTTTCATGTCATCGACATCTTCAATCTTGGCTTTGGTTACATTGCTGTCCGAAATTTTGGCGGTAGTTACTGATGTATCAGCAAGTTTAGAGGTGGTCACGCCACCGTCCTTGACCACGATTGCTCCGTTACTGTCAACAAATGTGCTGGTTAAATCAACGGCATCGTTGCTGAAGGTTGCATTATCGAGCATGAGGTTCAGCTTGTCGGCTGAAAGCTGCTCGCCATTTGCGAAATTTTTTCCTGTTGTAATTACTGACATGATATTAAGCTGTTCGTTTCCACATGTGAACTACGATGTATGGCTGAAGATTGTTGTGAGCTTGTGTTGTACCAGCTGATGTTAATGTGCCATTTTCATCAGAGCCAGCCCCACCCGCATATTTTGTAAACTTTTGAAAAGCATCGGTGTCAGCACCATTAGCGGGGTTATCTACATCAAAGCCATTTGAATTTCCACCTGTGGTTCCAGAGGGCTGTATGCCTCCGTGCCTATGGCTAGGCATCTCAGTAATATCAAGCGTATGCGTCTTAGCCCCGCCAGTTTCTTCTGCTGTTTCGAAGTCAGTGTCCCCTGAATCAATACCAACGAGTACACGACCAGCACCAAAGGCTACCCATGTCCCGAACCCTAACAGTGTAGCAGGGTTGGTTGCATCGCTGGCATTCATGTAAATGGAGCCAACGGGATATGCCGCAGCAAGAGCATCGCTAGCTAACTTACTACCAGCAATATCAGCGGATGCCGATATGTCTGCATTCACGATAGTTCCAGTATCAATGGCGGCTGTTGGGCTACCAAGGTCATTCAGGTCAGTAGATGTGACCTCATCAGTAGGGCCATAAACCTGGCCTGGTGTTACTGTTATTGTTGCCATTAGATTGCTTTCTGTGTTGAACGCATTGCGGTACTTCCCTCAGTCTCGATTGCTCGAATACGGGGTCGTCCGCTGGTGTTGTTGATTGTAAATTGTAAGCCGTATCCACGGCGGTTCCCTATTCTACCACGTATAGAAACATCTTCCCCAATAGGGAGTACGGTGGGTTCGTTCGATACTGAATCAACCGATGAGCCAGAAACAGGACTGGAGAACAAGGTAGTAAAGTTGTTGGATGCAAGCGTACTTGATATGGATTGATATACTGGAAAGAACGTGGATGTTTTGAACACGTAGATGATGGAGCCGTTGAATGAAACCGCTGGCAGGCTTCCAGCACCAGGACCATTAAGGCGGTAAACATCAAACCCATTGACTACTGAATCAAATACATATGTCCCGTTAAGGTCGGAATCCGAAAATCCAGACATCTGAACCACGCGCTGTTCAGTTTTATTGTAGTCCGACAATGAACCCAAGGATTCAACCGTATCGGGATTCTCTGTCTCAATGTCAATATCAAAATCAGAGGTATTGTCCTCACTGGATTGAACATGAATATCGAAGTTCTTCCAGCGTTTGCGGTCCATGCTCCCGATAGTGTACTGACGGGTCGTAAGGGCAGCGGGTATATCAATACCTTGAGCCTCGCCACCAATAAAGGTAACAATGCGGTCCTCTCCGTCCACGCGCTCATCCAGTTTATGAATACCGCCGAATCGGTTAATTGCATATACGCCACGCTGTTCACCGTCACCAGCTACCAAAAGGTTTTCAATATCCCAATCCGTACTACCAGTCGTATCAATGGACTCCCATTGTTTGTTCAGGAAATTAAATACCAGGATTGCGTTGTTACGAACAGCATTGTCCAGCGGGACAGCAATAAAGTAACGGTTATCAAAGTAAGTCGCAACTGATTGTTCCCATGCGTCCTTGTTGATACGCTGAATGGTTTCGTTGATTGGTTCACTTAGCGGTGTTTCAGTACCGCGAAGATTGTATTCATCAAGGAATTGGGTTCCGTACACGCCGTTATCCGAAAGGAATATAACTTGATTGCCAACCTGCCTAATGGACTTACGAGCTACGCACCCAACCTCGTTAGTAAGAAGCCGAGTACTTGCGCCCTGTAAGTTAGTGGTATTCTCGACAAGATGAATGCTGTTACGGTTAAACACCAGCAAACGGTCCTCGGCGAATGAGTGCAGTCCAACAACGAAGTCAGCCGTACCTGCATTAAAGCGGTACTGTGCGTAAATCTGGTCATAGGTATTACTGTCCAATATATCGGATGCAATTATTTCATCAAGGGCATCCTTGGATGTAAAGCTGTTAAGTGCATCATTGACAGTGAATCTGTACGGCATTACCAACCTTCGCTGGTGATATACCGCAAAAGGCGGTGCTGGCATGTGGATAAATCCTAGACCTACGGATACCTTGCGAGTAAATACTGGAGTAGATGTTAAACTTGCCCCATCGGTAATGTGCAAGTCAGTTTTGTTAGCGTCCACATAGAACTCGAAACCATGAGCCAGGGCTACTGTTTCATCGCCACTAATTGCAATACTTGGATTTTGCGGTACGTAGAAAACAATGTCATCACCTGATACATCAGAAACAAATCGGCTTCCGTCAATCTTGGTATCACCGAATCCCGCAATATCAATCGGGTCCCCTATGCTCCTGCCGTGACCCGCAGCAGTAATTGTAACCTCGTAAAGAGTATCGTACTCCCCGCCAGAAATTAACTGCTTGACCGCCGCCGTGATTGAAGTAGTAGGTCCACCCTCAAATAGTTTCGCGACAGTGAACTCCGAGCCAATAATCAGACCAGAGCTTTGGTCCGCATCCAATGTTTTGTCACCTACTACAGTAACAATGCTACCAACAGAAACACCATCTTCCTGATGCACAACGCCACGGTTCTCGATTAATGCGAACTCGCCTGACGCGCACACAATTTGTACTGGCTGAGTGTACTCACCACTAGCTACCCTAGTGAACTCAGGTGTCCCAGAAAGGTCCCCGTCCCATTCAAGGGCAGTCTGACCGTTGCGGAAAATAAATACCTTGTTAAAGGCTTGAATCATATCTGACGCCACGGGAACGGTTTCGCCTACTGGATAAATAATGTCGGTAGTCTCCCCCGTTTTGAGGTTCTTGGCTACTACTTTTAAATTGGATGCAATCAAGAGGTACTGACTAGCATTGGAAGCTGGGTCACTGTACTCCGTGCTTGCGTAAACCTCGGTGACATTACCTTGGTCCAGGACCATGTTGAATCCAACAACGGCCTGGGTTGTAATATCGTTCAAATCAAAAGGAAGTGTTTCGGGCAGGACAATGGCGGTTGTATATACTTCATCAGCACCAGTCAAGGCGTACGTAATCGTGCTAGTAGCACCCGCATCAGTAATGCCAGTAATTGTATGTGTGCCATTCGGGTCAGTGCCAGTAAACTGAATACCCTCTACGGTAATCTCATCGCCAACCTGGAAGTCATAACCTGGCTCCACTGCTGGCTCATTAAGAACAAGCGATACTACATTGCTCGTCAGGCTAGCGGACTCAATGGTAGTGGGCAGCATAGAAGTCACTCCATCGCCAATCTCGGCAGTAGTCGGAAGACGTTGTACGTCACCACCGACCGCAAACGGAGCCTCGATAAGCTCGATGCCCTTACGTACCTGCGCTTCACCGTTACGGTCCAAGCGGATATTTTGGGCATCAGAAAGCATCCCCGCCTTAAGCTGGTCAGGGCGAAGGCGATTATTGAAACCAATAAAACCGACATCACCATCCTTGGCAACGCGGTCATCTCTTGCTCCGTATGAACGATATTCAGGCATTAGCAGTTCCAGGCTCGGCGGCTCCAGTAGTTAGCAGATAGTTTGTTTGACTTGCCCTTGATGCCACCGCTACGAGCGCAGTAGCTTTTCTTACGGGCAGGGCGGTCCTTCTTGATTGTCATGTTAGCATCGCCGAAACGGATAAGCTTTTCCTTACCACCCTCGCAGGCCTTCACGACAAATTTCTTCCCGCCCTGGACTTCACGGCGTGGCACGTTGCACTTCATCTTGGATTTATCAGCCATTATTTTTTGCGTACTGGTTTTACTCTTCGGGGTTTGCCCGCTGGTTGTCCGAGACTTTTCTTCTCAGCTACTTTCTTTTTCTTCTGCGATGGGGTCAGTTCACCCGCAGTCACAGGGGTTCTTGAGCTTACACGCTTCGATGGTCTGCAGTATGGCGTACCTCGCTTTTCTCCCGCTTGTCGTCCGCAGGGCTTTCCTGAGCGGACATCCACCCAGTCCTCCTTGAACCACCGCCTGAGGGCTGCTCCTTCTTTTGTTTTTCGTGCAGCCATTACTTTGCATTCTTTCGTTTGCCCCAGTTGGCGGCTCCTACCTTTCGGCACTTAGCGATTGCCCCACTTGCATAAGCAGATGGGAAGACCTTGTAACGGGCCTTGACCTTTTTGTAGCAAGCGTCCTTGGGCATTACTTACCTTTTACTTTGCAGCCACAACCCTTGCGCTCGCCGCATGAACCCTTACTTGCTTTACTTGCTGGTTTTCTTCCGTACATATTATTCCTTATTTTACTTGTGATGAACCAAAGTAGAATCCTACGATGGCGAGTGCAGTCTGGCGCACTTCAGGGAGTATCAGATAACCCTGCGTATGCACCCATTTTGAGCCTTTGAATAGCCCTAGAAAGCCGTTTGATTCCTCCTGAAGGGTAACTGCTATGTCAGTGAATGCAAAGACAGCAGGGAGGGCTATAATAGCCAACAGGACGCTTACGGTAATAATCCTACGCATCCATACTCCACCACGCTCAGAAGCCTTATCAGCAGATATGTCAGCTACCTCCTGCTTCTGGAGCATTTGCTCGAAGAGTCTAGTCTGGCTCTGGGCTTGGGCAGCAATCATCTTCATTACGAAGCCTGATACGCCACCTCCAAGCATTGCTATAAGTTCAGGTGTCATTTACGTAGTTCCTTGATTACCTTTACGGCTGATGCCGTCATGTAGACAAAGGTAGCTAGACCTACACAGAAGCCCAATATCTCATTGACAGGGGTAAGCTCGATGGTGGCAAAGAAACCAGCCACGCCTACTACGCTTCTGTATATGATGTCGTCCATTAGATAGCCTCTGGGTCAGGGAATTTTACTTCTTCGACAGCATCTGCTTGCTCGACTTCTGTGAGATTATATGTGTCAACAGGCAATGCCCACTTGGCTGCACCTACCAATGGTTTCTTGGTAAGGCGAGGGCGGGTAACGTAGCGTGAACCTTTACCTACCTTGTGGTAAGCAAGCCCACGAGCGATGCCCTCCTGTTCGGAGCGGTCAATGCCTTCTTGTTCGGTTTCAAATAATAGATACATGATTAAGATAAGGTTATGCCGTATTCATCGGCGATGTTAGATTCAATGTCTGGGCGGTTAGCGGATTGGTCAGAGGTGTAAACCACGAACTCCTGCAAGGTTCCGTCCAGCCACGTATAGCCAGCAACTTCTCCACCTAGAACAATTCCACCATCTAATGAATTTTGGTTGGTTGCAGAACCTCCTAAACCAGACGCTACAATTTGCTGGTTTACGGGTATTGTCGTGATGGTAACAGGGGAGCCGTTGGCGAAATAGGTATTATGCCAAGTATAACCAGAAGCTCGTCCAAAAGCACCTCTATCAAGAGAGGATGCTGGCGTTCGTGCTACTGAGTCAGAATCGCGTCCACGATTAAAGACCGCAAAAGTAGCCAGAGGAAAGTCCGATGATGTGCCAACTGCGCCAGTTTCTAGGTAGGTATCAACCCCATTGAACTCAATAGCGATATTGGAACCTTCGGTGATTATGTTACCATTGGACACAATCTTGGGCTGGTATCCCTCTACTGCACTCTGCGAAGCATGGTTGCCGTTACCTGACTGGTCGTACCAAGTCTCAACGAATCCGTCCTCAGCAGGTGTATAGATGCCGTAGTGGTTGTTGATGTTGGACTCAATCTTGAAACGGTTGTCGGATTGGTCGGAGGAATAAAGAATAACTTCAGAAATTCCACCCTCGAAAAACCTAGTGACAGTTGGAGTGACACCAGTCTCCGAACCACCAAGTGTCAGCGTTCTGTTTGGAGTAATAGCACCTTGAGCATTTGCCCCGCTGGTTTCATTGCCACCATTGTAAAAGGAAGTAATGGTGCTTGCCGTCATAAAGGCAGTCGTGAGACTATTCACACCACCAACAGTCGTTGCAGTATTATCGACATTAGAAGACACACTAGGTATTCGTACCTGAGTCCTGAATGTATTGCTTGGGTCATTATAAAACAATCCGTAGCCTTGGCTAGAACCGTCCAAAACACCATTACCGATGAATGGTCTAAATCCAGTCAGGGTTGAATCAAACCGATTTACGCAAAAGAACGAAACTGGTATCTGCTCCTGCAAAGAAGTGGTTTGCAAATATTTTGAACCAGCAAAATCAATATCATCCAGCAAGCTACCCGCCTCAGCAATCTTGGGCTGGTCGCCAGCAGTATCCTGCGTTGCGTCATAGCCATTGACTGATTGGTCATACCATGTGACTACGTATGCGTCATGGTTATACGGAACATTGACGGAAAAATTGCTGACCACATAATCTGCCGAAGCCGTAATAAATAGCATCGCCTTGAAGTCAGCGGTTGAAGTAAGCGTAAATGACTTGCTTCCGCTTGTAGTAATAGTTTCATCGTTAGAAACGTCTGACCCTGTTTCAAAATCGGGTCTTAGTTTTATTGATACCGTACCGCTATTAAGAGTAATATCAAAGGACACTTGTACCGCAGTTCCGCTCGTTCCCGCTATGTCAAAACCACAAGCGGCAATATTATTCGTAACAGCAGTAAATCCCGTTGTTCCGTCTGGAGTAAGGGTATCATACCTAGCTGAACCAGTTCTGTTTCGTGCTGGCGTAGCCTCAGTCAAGAACCCACCCAGCGTGGTCGCTGTGGTGTCGCCAGCGTCCTGCTGTTTACCATAGGAGCCGTTTGCAATAGCAAATACGTCACCAGTGGTAAGACCAGAACTATCGGCTGCGATAAAAGTTAATGCCGTTGGCGTATTAGATGTAACAGTGAACTGACCAGAAAATGTGTACCATGAATCCTCAGAAGGCATAGGCACATCACTGTGACCAATAGTAGTATTTCCTGAGCGAATACGCAAATCTGGCAACCCGCCTGTATTAGTAGATGCCCAATACACATCAAAGCTGTACGTAACAACATCACCAATTGCTACATCGCTTGTTGAAAAATTCAAACCCAAAAGTCCAGAACCATCAAACGTGGCAAACAAAACATTATCCTTGCCATCCAATGTGTTGCCGAATGTAAAGGTAGCCCCCGAAATGCTGGATGCAAACCCACCTGTGTCAGTAGCAAATCCTGACTCGCTGACTAATTCAATATCCTCAACATTGCTAATCGCAGAACTAGCACTTACCTCGTTATTGGCATCGAACGCCACGTTGACCTCAACATTGTCAGAGGGTCTACGGATTTGTACAGCGTTACCTGTGTAGGCATCACGTACCTTACGAAGGCTGTAAGCAGCAGCAGCGGTAGCTACGTCAGCAGGAAGGGTATCCTCAAGTTTGCCGTTTACCCAATCCTCAAGCTCAAAGGAAACACCCTCGGCAGTGAAGTCCAACTCGGCATCATCACCGTCACGCCGTACACGAGCAACATTGTTCGCATCGCCATTCAAGGCACGAAGCGAATACGCAGCAGCCGCTCCTGGGAATGTTGGTAGGAGCTTGTCGCCAACCGTGCTAAGTAACGGTTGCCGTTGCAGAGCAGCGTCAAGGCTAATGTGCATCTTAGACCCTGTGCAGTGCTACTAGACCAGAGGAGATTGTTACGCTGCTGAACGTACCATAAAGGATGGTTCCAGCGGCGAAGGTATCAACCAATTTGTCGGAGTTCTGTACGGAACTGGACGATGTAAGTGCAGATATAGTGGAATCCTTGAGGAACTGAATCGCTCCAAAAGAACCAGTAGTAGCACCAGCAGCGGCATCAATAATTACAGAACCAGCGGAGGAAAACTCCAGAGCATTATTTCGAGATTTAGCCATGTCGGTATTATATCACAGGGGGTTTAAGTTATCGGGATTGCCGATTACCATGAGTTGAAAATTTCTTATTGACGGTGTTGTTGTTTGCCTGTTTATCTAGACGTAACAATTCCCGACCAAGCATTATCTCAGCTTGCTGGGACGCCAGAACAGCCTTTTCAGTTTGACCATCGCCAGTATAAAAATCAGCAAGGGCGGTATATATAATGTAATCCACGAACTCGCTTGGGATGTCAGTACTGTCAGGAGTATAACTAGGGTTGAACTCCTTCTTGTAAGTTACGAATGCAGATGAAGCATCCGCAGTCGTGAGGTTCAGTACGTGCGCCCCAGTTGAATCAACATAGAACTCAAACTCCAAGGCTGAGTTCCGCAGAAACGGTTCAGTCCGATGGATTCTGAGAAACTCACCAATGGTATCCTTGCCACCTTCAGCATAAGGAATCGTCTGGGCAGGGGAGGACGAAATGGTTCTCTCCTCACCTATGACCAAGTATCGGGGCCACGCATCTGATTCATTGTATGCTCTTACCGAAGCACGATTAGTCGAGCTTTGCAGAAAGAACTCATCAGCCGAAGTCAATGTTTCAAGACCAGCAATGGCCTGGAAAGCATTCTTTACATCAGTAAATGTTACGTCAGACGGCATTATTGTACGTTGTTACCGAGAACTGTTTCTGCTTGATTCAATGGTGTGCCACCAGCCTGAAGGTTGTGACGGCGGAATTGGGTCTGCGGACGGTACTGAAGGACATCGTGACGGAACTGACGGCTCTGGTTACGAACCTTATCAATCTCCATACGTAAAAGCAGTTCAGCATTCTGGTCCTCTACCTGAGCCTTGTCAGTCTGGCCGTCTCCGCGAAGGAAATCGGCGTAAGCACCAAAGGCGCAGTACTCAAAGAAGGCATAAGGAATATTCGGGTTATCGCCTGACTCATCCCCAAAGAATCCACTTGTGTAAGTTCCGCCATCGGCAATTACTGCATCAAGGTCCTTACGATAAGTAACGAAGACATCAATTGAATCAAGAACCGAAGGGCTTACGATTTTGACTGCGGGATACCCTGATGCGTTCGTCAATGAAACAAAGGTGTACTCCTCTGGATAACGTGTATCCGTTGGGTCCGTTTTGTGAATACGAAATACCACGTTAGCATCATTAGCTAAATCCACACCAGTTCCATACGTCTGAATAGTATTGTCATCAGACGTTACAAGCGAAACAGATTCTCCAACAAGCGTAAAGTCAGGCCAGGGGTAACGCTCAAATGCGTTACGCATACGGCGATTAACGGACTGCCGAAGAAAAGCGGCATCAGTAGTTTCGAGGGTTGCTAGACCTGCAATGGACTTGAAGCGTTCTTCAAGGTTATCGTACGTTGAGGTTGGGTAATTTGCCATGGCGTGATTATATCAGATGGTTATGCTTTGTTCGGGCTTAGTTCGGGGTACTTCTTGTTGTAGTACTGTAGAAATTTTTTGGAATGAACTTCTTCATGTCCGTATTTTTGTGTCAGCCTGAAGAACTCACGGGCTGGCATAGTGGCGACAGGTTTTCCAAGCGTAGGGTGTTCAGTTCCTTTTAATGCTGTGGCTTCCTTGACGGCCTGATTGAATCTCTTTTGTTCGGTAGCTCGCTCCAGTGCGAAACCATTCTTGATTTCACGCATGAATGCGCGGTCAATCTCGCCATCCGAATACTTCTTTATATTGGGTACAATAATGTCCATATAGAAAAAGGGCGGGGGGAATATCCCCCCAACCCAGATTCAATGCAATTAGGCAGTTGCGACAATCTTGCCGTGCGCTCCTGGGTGGTAAACACCGAGGGTCAAGGCGCAATCAACGTAACCACGCTCACCGCCACCTTGGTTAGGCAGACGGGTGCTTCCCATTGGGATAAGCTCATGGATACCAACGTACTCAGGGTTGACCAAGTAACCAGACATTCCTGCTTGACCAGCTTGGGTCGGTGCACAGTCAGGGTTAGCATTTACAACCGAAACAACACCGTGGTCGCTTTGGTAGAGGTCAACGCTCAGCTTGATGCTTCCGCTTTCACCGTTGTAGTTCACGTTACGAACGCTGTTGTCCGAGGAACCAGAGATGCGAGCGAAGTCGCTGATGTCATTACGAAGAGCGGTGTCAGCAACCAACATAAGGTTGTTGGAAGTACCAGTTACACCGAAGATAGAAGTAATGATGGTGTTAAGCTCGGACTCAGCGAACTCGTCATCAGTTACGTCAGCAATCGAAGCAGCGGGGGCTTTGAAAGCATCGGGGATGTCGGCAGATGCTCCAGCACCACCAGTGTCAGCAGCGGACTCAATCCACTTGCCAAGTCCACGAAGGGCATAGGCAGTGTTAGTTCCGTTTTCAACAGCGCGGTCTTGTGCGCCAGAGATGGTAGCTTCAATGTCGCGTTTGAGTTCGCGGATGGACTTAGCTTCGGCTTGTGCAATCTTAGCGGGGCCAACGGAATCAACAGCTTCCTGAAGGTCCGATACCATGTAGTCACGGCGGAACTTCTGGATGTAGTTTCCAAGGCGAGCGCGAGCAGCGAACTTGTCGTCAAAAGAACCTCCACCGTCAGTGACGTCAAAACCTTCACGAACACCAGCAGTGCTGGGGGTAGCGAGGCTGTCAACGGTCCACTCTACGAAAGTAGCGGATGCTTTTTGCTTGTTGGCACTCGAAAGAATAGGGGTTTCTTCAGGTGCAAGGATAGTAAGAACATCGGTGAGGTCCTCGCGGTTAGACGCGGCTGAACCACCCAATGCGGATGTGTCATATGTGTTTGAGAATGCCATTTTAAATAATGATTATAAGTGAATGATTGTAATTAGCGGCGTGATGCCATTTTAAGTTTTCTAAGTTCGGCGAAATCGCGGGGGTTACCCGATGTTTTAAACCTGGCCTCTAATTCCTTAAGGGCCTTGGCGGTTCTTCCAGCCTGTTTTTCGGGCTGAGCAGCGGATGGATTTCCTGTCTTAGGTGGGCTAAGCGATGGGCTTGTCTTCTTTGTCTCAACGGGCTTGCGTCCATAGATACTGTTTACGCCATGAGCGAACCAGTAATCCAACTGAGATGCGATGTCAGGGGCCTCCTTCATCAGAACCTTTTTCAGGTCCTTGAATCGTTTGTCCCCAACGACTGCCTCGTATTGCTTGCGGGTGTCGTTGTCCTCACCTTGTAGCCATGCTAGTTCTTCTTGCGCTTGAGCCTCGAATGCTTGAGCCATTTGCTCAGATTGGGCTTGCGATTGAAGGACTTGCAATTGGGCTGGTAGGAATGTCTTCTGTGCCTTACGTGCTTGAAGCAATGCTTTCCGCACTTCGGCCTTCGTCATTTCTTTACCTTCTACTTCGGTTACTACATCGTCCGCAGCATAGGCATCACTTTCAAAAAGGACATCCTCTGCCCACTCCACAATATTGCTGACTTCTTCCGCTTTCTCTTGCAAGCCTTCGATATTCTCGATGTTGCTGAAAGGGTTGTTCTCAACCTTCTTGGGTGCGTCCAATGGATTTTCCTTTTCCTTGAGCGAAGCCTCCAAGCGAGCTAACCGTTCTTCGGCTGACTTTCGTTTAGCTGTAAGCTCACCATAGCGAGCAACTGCACGACTGCCTAGCTTCTCGGCTAGTTCCCTTAACTCCTCCTCGGACATATCGTCCAGGTCCAACTGTGAAAGAACGTCTTCGGACTGTTCCTCGGTTGTCTCCTCGGTCTCCTCTTGAGTTTCCTCTTCGGTTTCCTCGATTACTTCCTCGGCTGCTTCCTCTTCGACTTCTTCGGATGCTTCCTCTACTTCCTCCACTTGGGGTTCAGCCTGAGCCTGCATCTGTCCGAGCCTGCGATTAGCAAGGTCCGCAACGGATATATTAGTATTGTCCACTGAATTTGTATCTGCCTCAGCGTTAGCAGTTGCGATTTCGTCTGTCATAATTAATCCACTCATTAACGCCGAGCGATGGCGATGGGCGCATTATAACACCCCTGTTTACAAATATGCGGAAACATATTTGCGGAAGTGATTTATCACCTTACAAACTGTCTTGAAAACGCTGACGCAACTTTTCCCACCCAGCGAACTGAAGGATTTGGTCATAGGTAATGATTCTACCTGACACCTGCTGAATGGTTTCCGTTGGTGCTTCGTGAAGCTCGGCAATAGCCTCTTCACGTAGGTTGTGAATAACCTGCATGAACCGAGCGAAATGCTCATGGTTGTGCAGGGATTGTAGGTCCTGTTCTATGCTCATAAATTATCGTGACGCTGAAGCCATCAGCTCTACGGTGCGTGGTCCGCGTGTCTTTACATCCTTGTACCACTTACTGTCCACCATTTCATCGGCGGCTGTCTTGTAATCATTTTGACCCAAGGCAGCATTCATACGCTCGAACTTGTTCAGCTTTGTAAGGCCGAGGTTAAACGCCATATCAACGATTGCTTTCTTGACTGGCTCAGGTCGTTTGTTGAACTGCGGGTCAAACTTTTTCGCGTCCCCGAAAGCCTGTGTAAGGCTGTGGTTGTAAAGTGTACGTATCTCCTCGTCATTAAGTTCACGACCAGCAAATAGTTCATTTACATCAATACCAATCTTCTTAAGGAACTTGCGGTTCCCGCCATCCTCAAGGTTGAATCCTATACCGATGGTACGCTTTCCTTTGGTGTCCTTGTAAACCTTGGTTTTGTAACCCTCGTTCTCCTTGAACATATCAAAGTAATCCTGCGCTCGCTTCTCACGTGCGCGTTGCATTGCGTACTCCTGTGCTGTCTTGTTATCAGGCATTACTGCATTCCCTGTGTCTGAACTGAACCCATCTGTGCGGGGGCTGTACCCACTCGACCAATCTGAGCGTTCTGTGCTTGTTGCATCTGGAATGTGTACTGACCAGCGTACTTCTCAAGGCGAGCAGCAAAGGCTTCGTCCTGTTCTATACGCTGTGCCACATCGGGCTGCTGTGCGTACTGCTGGATAACCTGCATAGCAATCTGCGCTCCCGCAGGACGGGCTGGCATCTCGATGCCTGAGAATATCTTCGTGAGGTCATCGGTAACATCCTTGACGACTTGCTGTTGAGCGGACTCAACTGGCTCAAGGACTGCATCAGCCATGATGGGGTCAATGCTTGCAGCTGCAATGTCGAGGAGGTTGTCCACGTTCATGCGACCATTAGCATTTAACTGATTCAGGGCAACGAACTGCTGGAGCTTGGCCTGTACAGTTTCGGGGTCAGTGTTCTGGACATCGAAGTTAATCAGGATGTCGAAGTTCTCGTCAGGGTTCCCCTTGTTAAGAACCTGCGGGTCAGGGATACCTGTTACGCGGAAGAATACTTCATCGGGTCCAAAGCGTTGGAAGCACTTGTAGGCCATACGCAGAACCTCAGCCGTGTGGCTAAGGAACTTGTCCACGAGGAACTGCTTGCGTACTTGGCTAATGCTTGATGTTTCATCCAGTCCAACCAGGCGGTCAGCCAGTTGAAGCTGTGTCTGCTCCATCTCAAGTGAACCGCTATTGTAGGCAGGGGTAGGAGCGAAGTCCAGGTCACCTTTACGGCGATAAGGAATCATGCGTCCAGGTCCCCAATCAGAAGGGGCTTGTCCCACGGGGTGCAGAATAGGCGGTAATGTTGCCAGGCTGTTTCTGTCAATGCGTGAATCCCGCTCAACCTTGACCTGATTCTGAATGCCCCGCAGGACAGAAGGAATAGTAGTAGCGTCATAGAGACGCTTGCTGTCCTCGGATAGACGAGTAACGACTACTGGATAATCTTCGTATCCGTTCAGTAATTCAAATTTTGCGTACCCCTGGGTGAACTCGTCACCGCTGAACTCCTTGTGGAATACAGTACAATAAATGCCCTCAGCGTTATCCTCTGGGTCAACTAGGCGTTGGTATCCGTAGCAGATTTCAATAAGCTCCTCGGCCTCGTAAGCATTATCAGTAAGGCTGATAGAGCGGCGACCTTCTTGCTCGCGCTCAATGCTATCAATGTTGACGCCTCTGTACTTATCAATAACGTGTTCAACGAATCCTTCATCCCATCCATCGGTTACAACCTTGTTCTCCAGTTCTTGTGGTGTGTAGTAAGTACGCCAGAAACAGTAAGGCGCACGTTGCGGGTCAGTAACATAGGGGGGGAAGAAGAAGTCCCCATCGGGTGCGAGTGTCTTGACATCGGGTGCATTGACCTGACGGCGTACAACAGGCAGTTCAGCAACTCCAGTCTTGCGGAGTTCCTTGATAGCCTTCTTTGCTCGCTTAGGAGTAGTACCAGGGAAAATGTTTTGAATCAAAAGCACAAGCTCATCATCCATCTCGCCTGAGTTCACAGCGTCCGCAATCTCAGGGGACATCTGTGAAATCTGGTTCAGGTCCAATTCCTGGATGAATCGGCGGTCCTCGCGCTGCCATCCTACGTAACTAATAAGAATACCACGCTCAAGCAGATAGTTAGCACCGAGTTCCATCTCACGATAAAAACGGGGAATGTATCCGCTGGATACCATCCACTTCAAGAAACCCGATACCACCTTACTGCGAGCAATGTCACCGCTCTCCACAGGGAAGGCACGGACATTAGCACGATTCAAGGATGCCATGAACAACGATACCAGCCGTGTAATGCGTTCGTCAATGACGTGGCACTCCACATCGGATGCACCCTCCCAGGGGAAGGCATCAGCACCATGCTTGCGGTGGTCACGGCTCTTGCCAGGCCACCAGTTGCGGCGGTCATCATAAGATGTGCGGCATAGGTCAAAGTACCCTTCCAGTTCCGTTACGGTCTGGTCATAGGCGTACTTAAGGGTTTTAATATCAGGCTCGTCACTTACATATGTAAGGGACTCAGAAACGGATTCATTCTGCATCGTCAGGATTGATTCTCTTTTGTATTGATTTCAGCAACCGAATAGTATAGGTCGAGGATACGCCTATTGTATCACATAGCTCTGCATTGGTCATGGGAAGTTCCGTCAGGTGTAAAACGTGCCTGCGGAGTACCTCCCATGAAGCCAATCGGTCAGCCTGTTCCCTGCACCATTTACGGTCCAGGGTAATATCCTGATTACTTAACATGGCGATAGGTTACGCCGCTTACATCCTCAATAGCCTCGAAGGTAATCTCCTTGCCCAGGAGCCTGCCTTGCCAGCGGCGATGAATCAATACGGGTACACGCTTCTTAGTTACGGGGTGCTTGACGTAGTTCCACTTGGGGTTCGGTGCTTCCTGGAGGACAACCCCCTTGAAGTGCTTGGGGATAATCTCCTCAATGCAAAAGGAGGTCTCGAGTATCTTGGTTCCCTCCTCAGTTACCCATGTGTTCTTTCCCTTACCAGTAAGGCTACCTTCGGGCAGCTTGTCCTGTGCTAGTGCTAGAGCCTCATTGAACTCAAGCTCTTGTTCCTCTGCTATCTTGGTTAGTTTCTTCTTAGGCATTAGTATCCTCCTCTTCCTGTTGTGGTGGCTTGCATATTTTTGGATGCGAAGTAATCAGGTCCGTAGCCACCGTTGGACATTCGCAAGTAACGGAGAATATCGAAGAAGTCCTTGAGGGCTTCATCATTCTTACCGTTGGAATTGTAATTAATCACGGATTCAATCAGATTCCCGCAGTCCTCGTGTATGTAACAACGAGGGCGGTTAGCCTCATCAATATCGTAATTAGGGTTATAGGTAAACCATTCGTCCAGCGCAGTGCAGCCAATCTGCTCCTGCTGGCCGTCCGATGGCACAAAGCTCATACCGTAGTCATAGAATTTAGTAAACAGGTCCACGTTGTTCTCATTCTCCTTGGCAAAGAAACGGGAGTCACCTATGCGCTCCATGACATCAATGCCTAGTTCGTCCTCAATCTCTTTGAAGAGTTCAACGTATCGTTCAACATCATATCCGAACTTCTTAGCGGCTGGGCCGTATCTCCACTTCGGGTCCCCGAACAATGCCCACTCGCCATAGCTACCACGGTCAGGCCATTCTCTGCGGATATATACCTCGTCCTCCTCGGATACCCCAGCCCACAACGCCACGTAGTTCCTTGCAAATGCGGGGTCAACTACCTGATACCATGTGAGTTGTTTGGTATTCTCTGGGAACACCATGTTGTACTTATTGGGCTTATCGCTGAGAACATTAATCTCAGGGCTAAAGTTCGGTAGCAATGAGGTCATGGACTTAGTTGGTAAGCCATAGGCACGTACCATTATCTTGTCCTCGCTCTCATTGCGGAGGTCCTTGGCTATTCGGTCATAGCCCCCGAAAGGATTCTCGTCCGAGTGCAGGTACACAATCCCAGCATCCCGCTCAGGACTGTACTGCTCCACTGGTACATCGCGGCCAAGCAGTTCTGCGTGTCGCGTCTTCAGGGTTTCTGAACCCTTCAGATACTCATTTACAAAAGGGGTGTATCCATCTATGGGTGTAAAGCCGAGAAGCATCTTGCTGTTCCGCGTGGCTAGACGGAAGCGGAGGGTGTTGACCAAAGCGGCATCGCCCAGGTACTCATCAAGCCATGCACCTATGTTCAGGCCCTTGGGGTTCCTGAAGCCGAACTCGAAGCCCTCAAGGATAGTCTGGTTATTGCTGAACTGCGTATATGTCTTGAAGTCCACACGTGTCCGTGTATCGGGGAAGATGAAGCTACTCCCCGTGAACCCGTTCTGCATACTGAAGTTGATGTACCCGTCAATGCTCTTAGTTTTGCGCCTGAACTCCTTGGGCATCATTTCCCATACCGCAGCCTGCTGGACCTTTACGGAGGTGTCAGCGTTCTGTGAGAAGCATACAACGTAACCGTCCATCTCGCTGGTTACAGCCTCCATTAACATTTTGGCGCATCCTGTGGTTTTACCTGAGCGGTTACCTCCGAACGTAATTACCTCATCGTATTTGCTGAGGGCGTTTCTCATCCTGGACCATCCCGCCAAATCGAACCCATGTCGAAGTGGGTCCTCCTCAGCCGCACGGATGCGTCCCTCGTGCGCCTCATGGAGGTTTCGCAGAAGTTTAGGGTCCAACTCCCCCAGGGCTATTATCTCCTCGTCAGAGGGAGCCTGGAGGACTGGATGCTGGGTGAACTCAATCATACAGCTTTGCCGTTAACACGCACGTTAACTTTGCGGTCCGTTGGCTTCTTGCTCCAGTCAATGTCATCGTGGTTCTTGCTTTGCTTCTCCTGGTTATGTCCCTTTCGGGGAGCGCATCCTTTTCCCATAATCTACCTCCGTATATGCTCCGTTTAATTTTTGAATGTTATTGATTAAAATGTCAATGATGCGGGCTTGCTTCAGGATGACCTGGTACTGTGCATCAATTCGGCGTTGCTGGCTGTCGAGCTTTATCTCAACTGTATCGAGTTCCTCCCAAATATAATTAACTGAGAAGGATAATGAAACAACGAGGGCTACAAGCAGGACACGCAGGGCATTGGTAATTTTGCGGTTCAAATTACTCTTCCTTCCATTCATCCCCGTCATCCTCGGTTTCCTCGAACTCATAGTCCCAATCCACATCAATCTCCTCTGTGCCAGCGTCCTCCATCATCTCCCTAGCCAGCATCTTGCCGACTGGCAGGTTGGTGTAATCATAATAAATGTCACCCTCGTCATCCATTACCACGAACATAAAGTTCGAGAAGTGTTCAGCCATTAACGCCCGTATGTCGGCGTAAAGGTTGTCGTATTGCTCATCAGTTAGTCTCATCTTCTATTTCTCCTGTTTCTGCGTTAATAATCCTGGCCTTCTCAATGCGGTCCTTCGCCGCCTTGATGGTTGCCTCGTAGTCCTCCTGGGTATATACCTTTCGGTCCTCTGTTATCTGCGTAGCCTCACCACGCGCCGTCAAAGCCTCCCTTGCTGAGTTAGCCTTTGCTATTGAGAGTTCCTTGAGGTCCTTGAAGGATACCTCCATTTTTGGGTCCGTCTCCATGCGCTCGCGCACCTTCTCAATAAGGTCCTCCTCCAAACTACTAAGGTTCAGGTACGCTTTCGCGGCTATGCGCCCCGATAGGTCCTTGAACTTGCCGAGGTGGTCGGCGTAGTCCGCTAGGACGGATATAACAGTCTCCCTGTCATAACCGTATTTGCGAACGAGCCTAGTCTGGGAGGAACCAGTGCTGTACAGATACAATAGCTTCGCTACCTTTTCGGGGTCATATACGCTGAGGCTCTTGATTTTCAGGCACTCCTTCTCAGCAGCTACCTCGCGGATACTGTCCACGATGTCCTGCATTAGTTCTTCTTTCTCCTCCATTGTCCTAGATTAGCATTGCTAATAACATAATGTCAAGGGTATTAATGCACTATTTTCTACTTGACGTTGTTAGCACCCATGATACAATCAAAGCCTACCATAAGGCAGCAACATCATACGGCTTCTACTTCATAAGAATAAATACAAAGTAAGAGCCATAGGACTTGACTGACCATGTGAAGGGCTACCTTAAGGAAGGGCAGCCATAAGGTAGGGCAATCAGCGGTACGCCGAACTAGGGCCAGTCCAGCCCCATGAGCCAGCTATTTTTTTGAGGCCCGTTTGTTATATATACTCTACACCGACGCGCCGAAAACTCGACCCCCTCCCCCCCCGTGCTCAAATGTTCAGTATATAAGTTTTCCTAATGCCAAGGCTTCCCAGTATTACGGCTTCTTGCATGAGGGTTTTTTTCTTTTTGTGAAAGGTGGATGTATCGTGCCACAAGGTTGACGCATCAAACTCTACTCTTTGACTACTCAAATTTAGGGGGCGGAATAGAAAGGGCAAGCGCAAGGCGCGTTTCAATTATTTGGATTTTTGCGGGATAGGCGGTTCAAAACTAGTGATTGTGCTGCGACCGCCTTTATGATAAATTGTAGTCCTAACTTAATTATTAACCAATAAATAAAATGATTAAAGCAATTATCAATGAATCCAGCACAAAAGTAACGGTAACCTATGATTACATCGGTCACAATTATCCCGGCACAAATTACACAAAGGTGTTTGGCTCCTCCTCAGAGTTTTATGAATGGCAAAACGAAAACGGAGACGTATTTATCTGGCACGTTGCCGGACTGTACCGCTAAAATTAAGCTTTAACCTATAAATTAACCTATAAATAAATAAACATCATGAAAAAATCCTACACAAAGACATTCGCGAATGAGGAACACCTTAAAATCTGGTGGAATACTTTCAAGGGCGACCTTGCATTTTGCTATGAGGTCGGAAGTCCCGGGGAATTCAAAGTCCGCTTTTCTCTCAAGAATCAATAACAACCAACCTATAACATAAATAAATAAATACATATCATGAAAAAAATTACTGAAACAATCGCAAACGCCTTTGCACAAGGGCGCAACAAATCACTTGGCAACACCGCAACACGTGACAACGCTTTCTATTTGCACGGTAACAAGATTGCTGAAAAGCGGGGAGACGGCGTTCATATGTCCCTTGCTGGGTGGAACACCGTTACAACCAGGGAACGTTTAAACGGCATTGCCCAGGTGCTTGGCTTAGATGCAAGCTTTACGCAAAAAGCATTTGAGCCTTACTTGAACGGTAAACGCATTGAAGCTTGCGCTTGGCATAAAGTTTCCTAAACATTAACCTTAACCTAAATAAATACATGAAACATTACAAGACAGAGCAAGGAAACACTTATATAATTGACGGCATTTTCGCCTTTATCAAATTTGGAGGCGAAAGGCTTACTTACTGGGAAAGCCTTGAGGAATTGGAAACGTGGGTTGATTGCCAATATTAACCCGCAAACCTAGCAAACCTAACAAGCCCGCTTTCGAGCGGGTTTTTTTATGCAAGCAGCAAGGGGCAATGGCAATATTTCCCTGCGTATGCGCAGCTTTTACGCTCAAATTTGCGATACAAGGCGTTTTGATTTGCCGCCAGGGGTAATACCAGGGTAAAGGGGCAAAGGCAATCCTAGGGGCATTTACGTGCAAGCAATAGGCAATACGCAAAAATGGAAGCCCTTAACCCAAGGATAACCCAAGCATAACCCAAGGCTAACCCAAGCAAGCCCTTGGGGTAACCTATGGAAGCCCTTGGGAAGCCCTTGGGAAGCCCTTGGGAAGCCCTACCTTATGGAAGCCCTACCTTATGGAAGCCCTACCTTATGGAAGCCCTACCTTATGGCTAGTCAAGCCTTATGGCTCTTACTTATTTAAATATAAAACAAAGGAAAAACCATAAGTAATAACTGACCTTATGGCTTGGCAGTCTTATGACTGGGTTGCCTTAAGTAAGGGCAATGAAAAAACCCCTGTCAAGCTTAAACTGCAAAATAGGTTTCAATACTTTGGATTAATGACAATTAAAAGTTTCAAAAGTAGTGATAGACGTAGGCGCAAATTTATGGTTTAATGCAATCGTTCAATAGAAACAATTAATCAATAACCAATAAATAAAATGCAAAACCAATTCATTCACCGCACAGGCTTCACGCCCTACAAGTTAGGGTTCAGCGATGGCTTGAATGCTAGACCTAAAAGCAAACCTATCAGTCAAAGCAATCATTCAAAGGATTACCTTGACGGATACAAAGATGGCGACTGGACAGCATACTGCCAGACTCAAAACCTCAACCTAACCAATAAATAAACACTATGAAAAAAACCGATTACTTCCGAGAAGCATCTAATTTCTATCTGTGCAATCCATTACCAGAGGACTACATGGACATGACGCCTGAGCAATTACACACATTCCTTGAGGAGAACGCATGGGAACCCTTTGAGTATTGGCTTGGCGAAAAATTGGAGGGCGAAATATACAGCTTAGAGTGCGCCATGGAGCGCATCGCCAAGGATGCCATAGCATCAGTAACAACTAACCAATAAATAAACACTATGAAAAACGACATCAATAACCTAGTAAAGGGCGGGGAGCGTATCTACGAATCCGCGCTTGCAGTCCTAGCCTGTGCCCTGGGCGCAAGCATTATAACAATCCTAGCAATCCTTATTGCACAAATCTAATGAAACATGAAATAACAAACGATTACTACCGCTTGGCGGCTGGCTTCTACCAGTCCGATGAGCTGCCCGAAAACTACCTAGCAATGGAGGATGAGGACTTCTATGGGTATCTTGAGGAATACGCATGGCAACCCTTTGAGGGACACAGGGGCGAGAACATTGCCCTTTTCATAGAGAACCTTTCTGTTGCAATGGAAAACATCGCACGGGAAACGCGCAAAAAAACCCTTGACGAAGTAAAGGACAAACTCAATATCAAATAAACTACCAATACATACCATGACTAAAATTGATAAAACAGAAATACGAAAGTTACTCATTGAGTTCGATGGGGACATTGAGAACGAGGACGTTGACCTCGGAGGCGTTCACTTCCAGAACAACGGCAGGGAATACTCCCTTGATACCGCAAAGGTAACTCGATACGACAATGTAATTGAGGCAACCCTTGAGCGGGATGATGAAGTGTTCCCCGATTCAAGATATGACTTGACCTCCGATGACTTGTTGCATGGGGTAAACATCGAAGCCTACATCGAGAGCGATTCACCCATTAAAGACATTCATGTCATTGTGCGATACGGTGACTTAACAATGGCAATCCAAGCAAACAAAGAACAATAGAATTATGGAACAGATACAAACATACACATACCCGCAAGGGCAACAGCTTTCCGATGGGGAGCTTATCCAAGTCCGAGTCACTGAAGGCTCACGGCTTGTTTTCAAGGACGCTTACTTCCACGAACTACAGGAGGGTGATGTCTATATCATACCTACACAGTTGGAGCTACCACCCGCAACCGACACAGAGATTCTGGACTACCTGCTTGACGAGTCAATCGGTTGGACGGTGTTAGATAATTGGTTCAAGATTTGGGATAAGAACACTATGGAGGATTTGCTCCAGAGAGATTATGACCCCAAAGTTACCGACCTGCGCGGCGCGTTCCGCGAAGCAGTCACCGAGTTAATCCATAACTGCGAACTATAATGGCTCACTTCTATAACTGCGAAGACGTAGCATCTCCGTCCTTTGAGGCGGAGGTGACTACACCGCCACAAGCACGCAAGGCGGGAGCGAGGGTTTACCCCTCCGTCACTACTGTACTAGGGATTGTGAAGGATGACTTCATTGACTCCATCTGGAAGCCTTCAAAGCTGGTTGAACTGGCTCGCCAGTATGAAGACCTGCACTGGCGGGACATTGAGCAGCTGACCTACGGGACACGGGAACATCCCATGTCAGGCGAGGTCATCTCATCCTCCGAGTTCGGCACGACCGTTCACCACTGCATTGAGCAATGGGTCAACCATCTCTGGCTTGGCGAGGACGCTCCCGAAGAAACACCTTGGGACGATTGGGCAATGCCATTCATTGACTGGATTGAAACCAATGACGTTAAGCCAATAGCCTGCGAGCGACTGGTCGCCTGTAACCGCATCAAGATTGCGGGGAGCGTGGACTTCATCGGACACGATGCCGAGGGCAAGCTGTTCCTTGCGGACTACAAGTGCAGGGCTAACACCAAGGGCAAGGCTAAGACCTATCCAAAGGACTGCGAGCAACTAGCGATTGAAGCCTTCATGCTTATGAAGGAACACAAGCTGGACTACCTGCCAGCCTGTATCAGTATCGTGGTTGATTGCGATACAAAAGAACACCATCACCGCGAGTGGACACCTGAGCAAATGAAGTGGGGCATTGATAACGCCAAACTCTGCGCCAAAATCTACTGGCAGAAACGCATGAACCCCGTAATCAAATGAATGACATTGATGAATACTTGAACTGGGTAAACGATGATGCCATCCGATTTACTGGACTGGACGAAGCCGTAGTTGGCTACGACCACCGAGGGCTACTCGTCTATGACTACCACAAGATGCTGTCCATCTTCAAGCGGGACATGACCGAGGATGAGGCAATTGAATGGATTGACTTCAACGTCCTTGGCACGAACGCTGGCATGGGCTTCACCGTCATTTACCAATGAGGGAATACGAGATAACCTTTACCCATGACGAGATGGGGGACATGGAGTTCCGCGCTTCCAAGTGGGCGCAGGACGACAAGAAAGCCGTCCGTCTCATGCTTCAGAGTAACCCTGACAAGAACGGCAAGTGCCTGTTCAAGCGGGGCGGGACTGGTCGTATCATCGCAGTAAAGGACATAACCAATACATAACATGGAATACAACGCTGACTTCGCATACGACCTAGCGGTCGGGCAGATGTCCGAGCTAGCCCTCGGTGACATATTCCAGAACAGAACCATCGAGGTCAAGGCTGACCTCAAAGCCAAGGATACTGGCAACCTGTTCATCGAATACGAATCCAGAGGCAAGCCATCGGGCATCGCCACAAGCCAAGCGGATTACTGGTGCTTCCACATCAGCAATCTTTTTATCATCATTGATACAGAAACATTAAAGAACATCGTCCGTCCACTCCTTGGCACAAGTGCTGACAAGCGGGGCGGGGATGAGAACTCATCAAAGGGAGTCCTGCTCCCGCTAACCGAACTATTAAATCAAGTAAAGTAATGACACAACATCCACTATCAAGTTCCGAACCCTTGGACTCCTACGCTACAACCATTAGCCGCTTCATGAATTGGGCGGCTGAGAGAATCGCAAAGGAGGTCGAGGACAACGAACGCATCGAGGAGAAGGCTGGGACAAGGGAGTTCATCCCTGGCTCAGGCTACGAGAAGCAACGCATATATACCGAGGAGCAAAAGTCCGAACTCATATTGGGCATTGACAAGCTCAGGGCTGAGGGTCTGACTGCTCGTAATGCCGCAAGAGAACTAGGAATCTATGACGCAACTTATTACAAATGGAAAAGAGAACTGAACAAATAGAGGAGACGATTAGCTACGACCGCCTAGTGCAGTCCGAACTCAAGAGGCTCAAGAAATACGAGGAACTAACTAAGTTTCTTTTTGAATGCCCCGAAATCAATCTAATGATTAAGGAGACCGAATACATCATGGACGCTGAGGAAGCGTTCAACCTGATGGACGAATACAACCGCACGGGGGAGCTTCCCTTGTGCCAGCACACATACGATTATGAATAACAATAAAGATACTGACAAAATAGAAGGTAACAATTGGTACATCTGCGATGCGGGTGTCAATTACCACGACCGCCTTGAGCAGGAGGTGACTCGCCTCAAGCGGGACATCATTCTGTTGGAGTCCAAGAATACTGAACTGGACTACCACCTAAAGCGTTCTCATGCAGAGATAGCTGGGCTACGTCTGGATAACCAACAGCTACGCCAAGCGATTGCTGTCCTTAACGATGAACCCACGAACTCGCTATAACACTATGGATAAATACGACAAACTATTCGTCACCGCTATGGCGGTCATTTTAAGTAGCTTTATATTTTTTGCGTTCGTTGGGGTGTACTTGTTTAAATTCGTAACACAATAACACTATGAAAAAATCAGTAAGTAACCTATGGGCAATCACCACACCAGAGGGTGATGTAGTATGGAGTCGAGGAGGTTCGAGCCGTAAGCCTCGCCTCATGGTTTACTCAAACCAGAGGGGTGCTGAGATAGCACTCAGAAATCCATGGACAAAACAAGTACACGAAACCACAAAGCTGGAGATTCGTGAGATATACAACAACCAACCAACACAATAACACTATGAGCAAAGGAACATACAGCCACAGCAACCGCCATCGGATGCACAAGAAAGTATCGAAATTCAATTTCCTAGGTAACGAACTACAGGTCACGAACTCCGATGAGCTAGCTGTCCATATTTGCAGGGAGTCAGCCAAGAGCATGTTCAAGGATATGATTAGACTCGAAGATGAGAACCATGAACTCCGCAAGATGCTCGACAAAGCGTTTGACGCAGGATTTGAATTTGACGAATCCACGTTCTTAGACGACTGGCTCGGAAAGCCTGAACCCTTTGAAACACATACTGCACCACAAGTCACGAACTCCGATGAGACAGCCCTCCATATTGCTAGGGAGTTAGCCAAGAGCAGGTTCGAGGATATTATTAAACTCGAAAATGAGAACCACGAACAACGAGGACAAATGGCACTCCTACGTGAGGAGATTAAAGAACTCAACGAAGCGATGGGTGGGCTCTTGGAAACCTCTGATTACTGGCGGGATGAATGTTTAAAACTAAAGGGCTTATCCCACAAGCTCGAAAACGAGAAACATGAACTCCAAAAGCAAGTTGATGAACTCACTCATATGCACCAAGCCATATCAATGGTAGCTGGCTTGCCGAGGAAGGACGAGATGGAAACTCTCATCAAGGACGGCAAGCGTCTGGACTGGTTGCAATCCTCTGACCTATCCCTGCATTGCCCGAATGAAGGCGATGTTTGGATGAAAGAGGGGGTCTATAGAATTAGACAATACATCGACAAAGCCATGAACCAACCAACACAATAACACCATGACCTACCTTCCGCAAAATCAGATAGCCTCCTATCGGGAGAAAAACAAACCCACCTGCTGTCCCATCCTCAGCACCAAGACTGACGATTGGGTACTTGACCATGACCACCAGACGGGTATGGTTCGCGGGGTTATATCCCGACAAGCCAACAGTCTCCTGGGGAAGGTCGAGAACTTCTACCTCAAGATGTGCAAGGGCGAGAAGGAGTTCCTGCCAGTAACACTTGAGGCAATGGCGAGCTACCTTGAGAATGCGCGGACGGATGTGCTGCATCCAGTAGGTCTTACACAACTTACAAAAAAGTTCAGTAATAGCTTGACAGCCGCACAACAAATCTCCACGTTGGAGGACATGGGGGCGAGTAAAGAAGAACTCGATGCTTGCTCCAATCAGAAACAACGGGCGGAACTATTCCGTTCATTAACAAAACAAAAACATAATAACCATGAGTCATAACATACGACAAAAGTTACAAGGGATTCAGTCATCCCTCAAAGCCCCCAAGGGTCAGACCAATCAGTTCGGAGGGTACAAGTACCGCTCCTGTGAGGACATCCTCACTTCCGTTAAACCTTTACTTGCTGAGTGGGGTTGCAGTCTAGTCATCCAGGATGACATCGTTGAGGTCGGCGGTCGTGTCTACGTCAAGGCTACCGCTATCTTGGCTGACAATGAAACCGAACTCGCTGTCTCCGCTACTGGATTCGCTCGTGAGGCTGAGACCAAGAAGGGTATGGACGATGCACAGATTACTGGCTCCGCTAGTTCCTATGCACGTAAGTACGCCCTCAATGGCCTCTTTGCTATTGAC